GCCTGTCACGAATATCATTTGCAGCATATACCTGACCATCAACAAGCTCTTTTGTAGTTGTCAATTTATCTATATTGATCTTTGGGCCACCCTCTGTTACAGACTGCTGTTTTATGAAATTTTTATCCATATCACCCGTAAGACCTTTTGGATGAAGACGCATTAAGCCTTGAATTTTATTCCATAAGTAATTTACAGAGTCTTGAATTTCATGTGTAGCTTGAAACTTTGAATAATGTGCACCGCCGACATACTCTCCAGCTTTTCCAACTAACTGAGAGAGTGCCCCACCTCGACCCGATAAAAACTTCCTAGCAGCAACTTTAACGCGGTTATGAGCTCCACTACCTATCTCACCAGCTCCTGCCACGGCTGCGCCTGCTACCCCTAAAGTAAGCGGGTCTATAAATTCATCGAGCTGTTGTGATTTTTGATAACTTTCAAAAATCTTATCATCATTAGAATTCATCCTTAATTATTTATTAAGATCTATATGATTGTTCACGTAATTGACCCAGAACGACCAATGTTTTGCAATTGCAGGGTAACCAATTTGTGTATAAGCATGTTTACCGGTGTTAGAATAGAACGAAACACCAGGAGCCCCTCGTCGACGTTGACGTTTCTTTATATGACTAGAAAAGAATGTTACGCTGAATAAGCAATCATCAGCGAGATCATTAAGAGGTTTGAATCTTAGAGTACCAGGAGCAATTTCTTCAGTAATACCAATGAATTCTCTGTTATCATTTATATATCTTGCAAGACAGGTATATACACGATATGTTTCATAATCTGCTTTATTAGCATCATATAGAAGTTCTAGAAGCCAGTTCTTTGGATCGTCGAAAATTATATCACTCATCCGAATTATTTATTCGGACACGTTATAGGCTAACCGTTCTGGAGCGACATAGTGTAATACTGTGCTCGGTAATACACTTCACCGCTACCTGCAGTATTATGTGCAGTTAATTGATTGGCGTTAGTAAGACCTCTGAATGACATAATTGTATTAGCAGGCACTTCAAAATTTGCATTTCCGTCATAAATCATAGTAGCTGCCGTGCAACTCATAACGACTTCAGAACATTTCATATCAGCTAGCGCACCTGTATGATCAGCGGTTGTAGCTACAGCAGTTTGAGTGGCGTTTTTACAAATGTTTCTATTTATGAAGTCTCCGTCAGCCATTTGAAATATTTATACTCCTGTGGTCTGATTCCATGCAGAAATGTGCAATCTTGTCATTCCTACATAACCATACTTCTTAGCCATTTGTAAGCAAAACTCAGTTCTTTCGTGAAAATTGTCTTGATGATCCAATCCTGGCATCATAAGAACTTTGCTTGGTGGTATTTTGAGAGGCTTAATAAAAGTATCACGGATCTCTTCCAAATCCTTTTCTTCGCTAACAACAAATTTGAACCAGTAATTGTGATGACTCATGATACGATGTAATGCGACTAAATTGACTCTGCTATAATAATCTATACCACTGTTAGCTAATTTGACACTACAATTAATTTGATCCAATTCACCGAACAAAGCGTCTTCTATATATTGTGTACCGTTTGTTTCAATCTCATTGTATATTGGTAGCTTGAGGCATTTATATGAAATGTCATCATATTTTTTGCAAAGATAGTCTAAACAACTAACAATATCTCTTTGGTGTTTGGAGAGAGTAGGCTCACCACCGGTCCATACTAGATGAACTCTACCATTTAATACCCAATCAAGAATGCCCTCTTTTATCCAGTCATCAATTAAAACTTCAATATCAGCTTTTTCACCTTTGCGCCAAACAGCCTCACTATCACACCACCACGTGGCTTTACCTTCCTTCATCAAGGATCCATTTTTACCACCACACATTAAATTACAACCTTTAAGTCGAATAAAATATGACGGGTAACCGGTTGTTATACCCTCACATTGTACTGAGTAAAAATTCTCAGAGAGCGACAACGTCGGTTTTTCTATCGTCATATTCGACAACTCCTTTTTCTTTGGCATATTTTTTAATTGATTCATATCTGTTACCGTAAAAATTTATCTTATCAATTTCAGTAATTGATTTCTCATAACAATCTGTATAGCAGTTTGGCGTTTCATACAATCTCAAATGATCAACTTTTAACATCAGATAATTCTCAAAGAGAACTTGCTGAGCTAAAAATACCTCTCGTGCTAAATTTTCTACTGATGGGTTGCAATATTTACCTCCATTTAACGACATCAACCAAAGTTTACTTCCTGTCTTTTCGGTTGCATCGATAACAACTTCATCTTCTGGATTGAGAATCATTCCGTGATCTAATAGATCATCGATCCATTGACAACCAACTCTTTTAATCTCTTTGAAGTCTAGAGCATATCCAATATGTTCCATCTCTTGGAATCTAAATGTTAACTCATATAGATAGGTATGACCATGAAGATTGAAACATTTCATTCTCTCGTTCATGACTCTGTGGCCAGAATCAAAAGTACCCTTACGTGTTATGTATTGCACGTAGGTATTATATAACCTTCTCACGGAAGATCAAGAAAATTAAATTCAGCCACCACCTTGCTGTGCTTCAGGTTCAACTTCTACAACTTGTGGCTGCATTTCACCGCCACAGCCGCATCCAGATTGTTCTCCTGATGCAAACTTGCGATACATCTTGAGAAAGCACTCATCGCAATACTCATGATTATGAGCTAAGAGCTGTTCGATCTCATCTACCGAGTTCAGGTTCTGTATTTGCTTGATCGTAGGATGATTAGACTCTAGTTCGTTATGTTCCTGAACATAATGTACCAGCCAGTGTTTGAATTCGTCAAATATATTATTTGATGATGAGGATTGAGGTTGAATTCCTAAACCTGAGAGTATATCATTAACATTATCATTAAAGCCAAACATTGTTTCAAATATTTATTGAATTTTTTGTAAACTATTATATAATTTAAGTACATGAGTGATTATAAATTGCCTTACGCTAACGGAAACAGACCACGAACTGCAGAAGAAAAGGAAGAAATCATTAGGCAAGCCGCTTTTCACTATGGCCAGTACATGGAAGCTCTCGGATTTAACTGGCGAGATGATCCAAACAGCTCAGATACACCACGAAGAGTCGCAAAAGCATTTGTAAATGACTTAGCTGAAGGGTGTTTTACAGAGCCTCCCAGGATTACTGCATTTGATAACGTAGATAAGTATGATGGATTGGTTTTTCAAGGTAATATTACCATGCATTCTTTCTGTTCACATCATCATTTACCATTTATTGGGCATGCTCACGTAGCATATATACCAGGTAAAGAGGGAAAAGTGATTGGTTTGAGCAAATTAAACCGAATTGTTGAGTGGTTTGCACGTAGACCACAAGTACAAGAGAACTTAACTATGCAGATTCATAAACATATCGATGAAGTATGCTTACTCAATAAGGGTGTTGCTGTATTAGTTGAGGCAAATCATATGTGTGCATGTGTTAGAGGTGTAAAACACAACTCAACTATGAAGACAGCACGTATGTCTGGTGCATTTCTGGATAAAACTGACCTAACTCGACAAGAATTCTACGATTTCGTTAGGGATTTGAGAAGATGTTAAGCAATTCTTCGGCGCGTTCTTGAACTTCATCGGGGAGATTAGTCTTAAAATTGTCTAGATCATTTCTAGCAATGTCATTTCTCATTGTTGATGCACTAATCGATTCACCATTAAGGTTATCGGTCCTATCTTCATAGTATTCTACAGTGTTTTTAGGGTAATAAACAACATCAACGTCAGGTTTATGGTACATACCAGTGCCTTCTTTGTGCTTTTCTGCAAATTCATTGGATCTTTTTGCGTCTTTAGCGTCTTTAACGCTTGACATCAAGGTAACTATATCACCAGCTGTAGTGTGAAGGTCGACATATATGTAAGCAGCCCTGACAGGTACTGGATCTGGTGCAGATTCTACTATAACATTGCCAGGAAGGTTGGGAATATAGTACTCTTCCCATACTTTCTTGGACATTTCCTCGGTAATAGTAACTGTTCCGTCTTCGCTGAGCCGCGGCTTAGGGCCTAGCATAATTTTTACCTCTTTAATTGCGGGATCTGAAGCATATGCCTTTGCTAATTCGAAATGGCCCTTGTGAGGTGGCTTAAATCCACCGGGATATATAGCAGTAATGCCTTCTTGTTCGAAAAGAAGTCTATGCATTGTTTGCTCATATATTAGATCGAATTTCATTGATTACCTCTATCTAGTATTGAAGGGCCATCCAACATGTCTGAAGGAGCATGCTGCACATTCGAAAAATGAGCTTTAATTAATTTAGCGCCTCCTTCTAAATCGATAGTCTCAAATCCAAGACCAGCGCTCGTATTACCTGCACCTTGAATCTTCATACTCAGAACGGACTGTGCCTGCTCAATAACATCCTTCATGAGGTCTGGATTTGCATTTGGGGACACTTTTTTCGCTAACCATTTACCACTCTCATCTTCTCCATAGTAAATTCCACCGTGGCTGGGATCAGTTCCCATATAGCCGTCAGGCATCGCATCCTGTAAACTTAGTTCTCCACCTCCAGCTACTGCATCTGCTCCTTGCTCAGCACCGCCAAGATTACCAGAATCGTGAGCACCAAAGCTTTGATCGAGATCAACGTCAGGTTGGTTTATTTCTGCACCTGTCGCTGTTTCAACACCACCCAGTACCTCTGGATCTAATCCATCTACTACTCCCTGTGCCGTATCAGGATCCATATTCATATACGTTGCCAATGCTGTTACAAGTGCTGCACCACCGGCTACCCAATATTTGTTTTTCTTGAGCCATGGGATTGCTTGATTGACTACCCATACATTAAGCTGATCCATCATCCCCTCTTCGAGGAGATGTTGTGGTACCTGCGGAGGCATATTACCATATGCTTCATTAATTAATTGTACATCTTTGTTCATAATATTATACTCCTATCCCCGCGTAACGGTTTTGAATAATAAAGTCTCCGGAGATTTTGAAGTCAGGATATGCAGCTGCTGCTCGAGGAGAAGGTAATAGCCCTTCAATAACAGTACCTTCACCTACAGGTATAACGTCTCCGTGGTCTGTTTCAAGGTTATTAAGGATCTGCCGACCTAATACTCTAGTCGTATGCCACATAATAGCTGCATCAATAGCCATTTTCATATTAACGTTATCCTCTTCGAAAATTTCTTGTAATGGTGTAGTAGATCTATTATCTTCACCAATAATCATCTCATAAAATTTCAATTGCATTACATTCTCTCGCTTACCATCGAGCAATTTTACCTTTTGGCCGGTTGGATTACTTGCTTGGCTAAGCCATAGATCTAATGAGCGCGTATCTTCGTCGTTGTGAGCATGTACAATTGTGACTTTTGATTCAAGCTCACCCATAAAGTCTGGTTCTCCTTTGAATCTGACAGGTACAACCCCGTGAGTATCGTAACCTTGCTTTTTAGATACAGCATGAACTTTATTTACCATCCGGTTGAAAGCATTAACATTATATGTTGGTTGACCGAGCTTGTTTTTTATCTTTTTACCTTCCCTTCTATTTTGTTTGCGACCGGAAGCTGGGTTTATTTCATTAACATGCCTATATTTGTTAATTCCATGAAATGCAATAAAGTTTTTACCGTACTTTACAACGTTTGGACCACCTTCGGAAGCATCTACAAACTCAGTATTGATGTACCTTGCTGTTTTAGGGTCTTTATTATCCCAGAGCTTTAATGCTTTAAGTTCAGGCTCAATGAATGGCAGCGCTTCGTTCATAATTGACAACAGAATCTGATTAGACTTTACCATACCGTGCTGCTTTTCTACAACCTCCTGCCCGGGTTCAATAATAATTTCGTTAGGCCATTTTAATTCCAGTTTATCAAGTGTAATACCTTCGAGATCTAGATCTTTCATTGATCCTCTATCAACAGCGAACTCTTTACCATTAGGTCCTTCGACTAGCCGGAGTGAATTGTTAGTACCGTCAATTTTCGCACCGGCAGATTGCTGTTTCAAATGTATAACAACCTTATCGAATAACGCTTGAAGCTGCCTTCCGTTGTTAATACCCGGGAGATCTACCGGATGGATCATATGCCCACCGGCGCCACCTTCCATTAACAACATATAGTTTCTAAAATTGATCATGCCATTGGAGAACCGTAGCTAGCTATCAAATCTTTCAAATCCTTATGTATATCCATCGCATTCTTCGGGTTAACTTCTTGAGAGAATATCTTAAGATCGTTGTCGTCCATATCTTTAGGATTGATTGATAGCAATTCGAGCATATGGCGAACTACCTCAACATATCCTAAGTCAGTTAACTTCTCGGTCTCACCACCTTCATCAGCTGGAGGTACCGCTTCACCAGCTGGCGGAGGTACTGCAGCTGCAGGTGCGGCCATCGGATCAATAGGTGGAGGAGGTGGCAGTGGTGGATCTTGTTCGAGAATAATACCAGAATTCGCCACATATTTCTGTAAAACATCGTTAACTTTACTCATATAGAATTATTTATTCACATAAGACGTAAAAAGAGAAGACGCTCGGTGTCTAAATTCTTCGAAGAAAGTGTCAATGGTCGGGCTAAGGTCTCATAATACCTTTAATCAGTTGTCACCTTAAAATCAACTGTTTGCTCTTAATTTGTTGAAAAAAGTTATTCGATAGGTAATCTAGACCATATCTCTTAGCAAATTGTCTTATCTTAGCAAAGGTATATTTAGATGTGTCAAACTTTGATATGATTGATTCTATAATAGATAGTATTTCTAATCCTTCTCCAGTTCTGTCCCTGATCTCTGTTCTTAGAGCTCGAAATGTTATCTTACCACATAGAAACTTAATCGGAAGCATTTTTGTAACTTTTACCATTAGACTGTTAAAAAAAGTTTTGAGGTCTAAGGCAGACATATAATTGTGTAGATGACCACCGGGAACGGTAGTCTTATCATAATATACTATAACTCGTTCTTTACCTTTGACCGATAATATATAACTACAAAGATCGTGTATTACATAATGATAGAACAACCGTTTTACGTGTTTGTTTTTAATATTGATCTTACTATCTCTAATAAGGCCGAATGATTCTATTTGATCTAAGATTTCAGGCTCTATTATCCTGATGAACAATCGATCGAAATTTATTATTTTTATATTATGCTGAGGTACCGTTAAAGTCATTTACTTTTTGGCTTTTTTCCAATCCTGCAATTTATAATACCGTTGTAGTATTGATTCGACAACAACACGTCGCTTTGTATTTGCAGCTTAGTTTCTTCATAAGCTAATTCCCATTTATTATAGCATATTCTGAGGATAGTGAAAGCAAAATTTTCTTTGCCAAGCTGTTCTATGTCTTCGTTAAGCTCCCTGCAGCTACCAGTGTACGTTTTCCAATCCGATTCTTGAAGTATACAGCGTTTATTCTTTCTACCTTTAAGTGGAGGTCGTTTTATTTTACGGACAACTTGTTTTTTACCAATATACTTTCTGCCAGATATATTATTAACAATTTCATATATGAAACCGTAGCAGTCTTTCGGCCAATTATCCTTATATTGCCAGTGTCCTATATCCATTTAGGATATTTAATTGGCACCTTTTAGAAATACAGTTTCAGGAAAAGATCTTTTTATGATCGGAAAGTTTTCCTCCTTGAGCTTTTTCTTCTTCTTCTTTTTCTTTTTCTTAACAGCTGCCTTTTTCTTAACAGCTGCCTTTTTCTTAACAGCTGCCTTTTTCTTCTTTTTTCTAGTTTTCTTTTTCTTAGCTCCAAGAATTTTTGGCACGCGTGCATCATCAGGAGCGTAGGTATCACCCGAGAATTGAGTTACCGTTGGTGCATCAGGAGCTTGAGCCATGCCTACAGATCCTGAGGTCATCGTCTCGTTAAGAACCTTATTAAAGTATTTTTCAAATAAGTTCATGTGTAATTATTTAGAGAAAGGTAACCCCCCCGTTCAGGTTGGATTTTAGGTGTTGGGCGTCGTCGACGAGCGGGTAATTGAAATGATCTGCCATTGTTAATATTTATACATCTTGATTTATACCATTTATGTATTATAATTAACAAAATGATAATTCTCGATCAGTATATAGAAGAATTACAGCAAGACACGGCTATAGATGAGTTCACTATGAAGGATGTTCAGATGAAGTTGCCAGGTATTAAGCATAAGTGGACCGGTCGTCTAATTAGAACAAAAATTGATTTAGGTGCAGCTAGGCGTGATAAGAACAGATTAATCAATAAACTGTCACAGCAATTAATGGACCAGAGTCCAGTTAAGTTAAGTATACCGGTTGCTAAGCAAAAGGTCAAAACGTTAGATGAAGTGGTAGAGTTTGATACTAAGATTGACGAATTAGCTCTAGCACAAGAATTTTGCGAAAAGGCAGAAAGGATATTGAATAGTATGACTTTTGATATTAAGAATTTGACCGAAATAATTAAGCTAGAAACACAATGAAGGTAAAACTTGATTATGATAACAGTCGCCGTCAAGGTATAATTGCTGGTGATTGTTTTCAGGATGTTCGTGAGCGATTTTCTGCGAAGAATAAAGGCGCACAGTTTGCTCGCATGAGAGGTAGATATATACCTTCCCGGACATACGTCATTACTCCAGGAGGCCGGTTTGATGTTGGTCTCGGTGGTGAGATATACAAGTATATTCAGGAGAGTTATGTAGATTCAGAGATAAACGTTTCGAAGAGGTTTATTACGGAGCTTAATCCTACCTATGATGATGCTTCAATACCTAAATTGAAGCTAAAATTGAGAAAATATCAAAAAGAGGTTGTTAAGGAGTGCACTTCAAGCGGGAGAGGAGTAGTCGTGCTTGCTACTGCAGGCGGAAAGACTCTAACAATTGCAACGTTGCTGGAGATGATGTATAAAAGGGATAAAGACTTTAAGTGTGCTTTGATTGTACCTGATTTGGGGTTGGTTGAGCAGACTGTAAATGATTTTTATGAATACGGTTGCTCTTTTACTGTATCGAAGTGGACTGGTAAGGTTGATTTAGATCTATCAGCAAATGTTATAGTATGTAATTTAGGCATCTTACAGAGTAAGAACTCAGATACTGAATGGCTATCTGGGATTGATATTTGTATCGTAGACGAGGTTCACAAGCTTCGCCGCGGTAATAAAATTA